ACACAGTGGCTCATAATAATACCTTGTAATTTTAATTCATCGCAAGATAGTTACAGCAACTAGATCCTTTTTACAAATAACGAACCTATTGCTTTCACTAGGTCATAGAAGCCAGCAGCGCTGAACCCGACTGCCACTCCATATAATAGAGCTTCCCACCATTCACTACCTACCAACAACGGGGATACCTGAAGAAACCAAGCCAAGATACATGTCAACATCCCAATAGCCACAGCCGATAAAATCTTAGCCCACTTATGGGTGTCAATATACGGCACTACCTTAGCTAGCTGGGTAGCTGACATCGTGACGAAAGCCATGATGCCTGTAAAGGTAGTCAGATCAATAGTAATAGGCCCTTCTGATGGGATTACCTCTTGTGCCATCAAAGCGAATGGCGTCAATAACATAGCAAATAAAAACAACAATCTTTTCATACTAAAATATTTTTAAAAACAGACAAATATAACGAATTAATCCAATACATCATTAGCTATCCCTCCTAGAGTCACAACAGGATTAGCTATATCAAGAATATCATCCAGTCTATTTCCGATCCTACCCATCACGCTCGTATTTCTTAATATATCCATACCACCTATCAATTCAGCGGCCGCACCCGCCACCCCTAGTATATTCCAAAAATTATCATCATCCGGGTTTAATGCCATCTGAGAAGAATCAACACCTATTCCTGATACACCAGATATTTTTTGGACAGAATTACTATGGGCTATATTATTCAACAACGGATACAATCTAGCGCCTGATCTCTCTATTAACCTCAAGAATCCAGGAGACGCTGTGGCTATATCACCTATTGTAAGTAAAGTATCAGCCATAAGCTTATAGGGATAAAACCGCTCCTTCCTTTTTATCTCACTCTCTTCTGCCCCCTTTTTAACAGATTCTCCAAACGTGTCGTACATGGCTGTATCAAAAAGACTATTCAAGAGATCAACATCCTTATTTTTGCCTCCTTTTATATTATCATCCAATTTAAATATAGGAAGATTATTCATCCTCCTGAACTGATCCTCATCTATAAGACCCTGTTGAAAAGCGGATCTTGACGCATTTAGAATCTTATGCCTTTCCTTGCTTAATGCTCTTATCGCCTCTTGCTTGTCCACGACGCGTTTTCGTTGATCCTTATCATAAAACCATTTATCATCCCCAACAGGGCCTCCTTCGGATTTTATTGACGACACTCATTTTATATTCAGCATCAACCCCGGTATCATATTAAGCACCAACTGTCTTTTCGCCTGTTCCTTACGCATACGCTCGACCTCCGCTATCTGCGCCTCTGATTGAGGATCATTCTTGATATTATTAGCAATGTCCTCTATAGCCTTCTTGTTGGCGCCGGATTGAGCTAGCATCTTATATAACAGATCTTGACCCTCCTTCTCCCACCAGCTATCAACGGCAGGATGGGAAGCCAAAGAAGGATCGGCGGAGGCTACCGTCTCAGGTATAGGCTGCTGGCCTCCGTCCCCCGTGCCCGAATCCCGCTGCCCGAACTCGTATCTCATTGGCTCGTTCTCCGGGACACCATACCTATCAGAGAACATATCGGCGAACTCAAACCGCTTCTCGTTTCTTAATGTCGATCCAAGAGGTCTTCCGTATCCTTGATTCCATGCCACGGTAGCGTCCTTATAATTCGTGGCGTTATCAAAATCAGCCTTCGAATACATATAATAATTATATACATTGCCTTGAGCGTCCTTATCAAAGAACTTGCCTTGGTTCATGTAGTTCCAGCCTAGCCCCGGTACACGACCTTGATACTCATCCACAAGATAATCCAACTGCTGTGTCAAAGTCGGTTTCTTACCATACCTACGCTGTAGCTCCTTCTTTCTCGGTCCAAGCCATTGTTGGATGCCAAAGTCACCAGCGGCTCCTAGGGCTTCGGTGTCCCCTCCGGACTCGGCGGCGATGTTCGACAGGATGCCGATAGCTTGCGTTTGTGGTATCCCCTTCTTTTCTGTCAGATAGTCCCATATCTCATCATACACAGCCATCTTACTATCCTCTGATCTACGAGGATCAACAACATATTTCCCATCCCCATAATCTCGTTCTGTATTTACTGGACCTCCATCCTCCTTATTCTCCAACTTATTCTTGAACATGATAGCGTTACGGATAAGAGCATCCTTCCCGCTTTCCGGAAGAGGATTACGATCCTCAAACGACCCTCTCTCCTCAAACTTATCACCTATAGCGTCTAATGTCTTAGTGACTATATTGACCGGGAACTCTTGATCATTACTATAAAAATCATATACATCGTAAACACCTAACCTTCCATCCGGACGTCTATAAATAGTAAAATTACCAAACCCTGATAACGGGGTAAGATCACCAGCAGCTTCGGGGTAAAAATCATACTCAGAAAAAACCGTAGGCTTTCCGGATCTTACCGAATTACGATTCTTCTCAAATATATCTACCCATTCTCTAGACTTTTTCAAAAGCTTCAGCCTACCATAAGCATCATCTGTAGCCGGCTTATCAGAGCCATATATTTCTTGCTCCGTATCACGAATCTTTTTATCTAACCTCTTTATCTCATCCTTAGTGTCACGATTGAACATCTTCTCAATATCAGTAATGACATTATCAGGAATCCTTATCTCCTTGCTATTTCCATCAAGACTATTAGGCTGGGATAAGAATCTACCCCATAGCTGTTCGCTATATTCATCAACATTAGCTTTGCCATTTCTTCCGTATATAAATTCCTTAACCTTATCGGGAAGACTGGCATTTGAGGCTACCACATCAGGTGTTACATTCTCATACAACCTCCTTCTTATGGCATTACCTAAGATATCTTTTAAATACGAAGCCTTATCAGATACATCCTGTCTTACATACAGCGGGTCATCACCAATAGGTCCACCATCCATATATTTAACCTTGAAATCAAAATTGCCAATATATTTCTTTACGTTATTGATATAATCATTATCATTAGGAGAAGCCTTGCCGTTATTCAATAACCTTCCCTTACCCATCCATTTATAAAGCAAGGCGTCAAATTTGTCTATATCATTACCTTTATTATCCTTAAAGCCACGACCAACAACCTCATTCTTGTATATAGACGCCAGACGCAACATGGTAGCTATACCTGAATTATATGGCTTTAGGATATTCTCCTTATCTATACCAAACTTATTATATATCTTCTTTGTCTCATCATTATCACCTTCTATCTTTATCTGTGTTATACCCTTTGAATTATAAGACCTGTCATTCCATCTGTTACCATTTAACAACGACCTGAATCTCTTGGCTATATCAACGCCTTGATCACCGATAGCTTGTTTCCCTATATATCTTGCAGATACACCAAACTTAGTCTCCTGCTCGGCGATACCCATGGCAAGCATAGCCATCCTATCATAAGTGTAGCTATCGATATCGAACTCACTCATGATGCGTTCCTTGTTATATGATATAGCGTCGCTATATTCCTTTATATTACCCAGCTTATCCATTTTGGCTATATTATCAATGGCTGATATAACACCAAGGAAAGCGTTGTTAGATTTGACGCCAGTCTTTGAGTCATAAGCGTTATAAATCCATTTGGGCAAGATGTCAGGAGATATATCACTGTTTTTTACGCTTATATTCAATGGCCTAAAATCCTTGCTTATATGAACATTATAATCATCCCAAAGTCTCTTCTCGCCAGAATCTTCACCATAAGGGTTATCCGCTATATAATTAAGCGACCCCTCACGAACGACAAACCTACTTCCCTCTTTCTCCGGAAGTGTATAAATAAAATCACCCTTCTTTATGAAATTATACAGCTCATTCCCCGTATTCCCAAGAAGCCTGATACATCCGTTAGATCCTCTTCCAGCAGAAGCCTCATGATGCATGGATGAAGCTATGTTATGATCCCATTTACCTGTCTTAGGATTAAACCTAGCTCTCTGAAACGATTTTTGATCATGATACTCGCCTATGCCTGATACTCTTGTTATACCGGCTGGGGTGGACATATTGCCTGCCCTGCTGACAAGTTTCCCATTCTTTGTCTTTGTGTATGTATTATAATCATCACCGGAAGCGCCTACACCTATATTATTAGTGCTATAAAGAATATCCCCACTCGGTGAATAAACTGTTAGTTTTTTATTCTTTTTATCTACAATAGCGTAATTAGACTTATGATCGACGCTCTTGATTATATCCTCATCGCTCATCTTATTGATCTCAGTCTCCATGGATATTATATCCATCAAATCATGATCCTCTTTCTCTGTTGACAGCGATGGATCTGAAACCTTTATCTTATCACCTATCTGTATCTTGTTGATATCAGGAATATCCCTATTCCACGATACAATATCATCTAAAGATAATCCCAATCTTTTGGCTATACCCCAAAGAGTATCGCCTTTAGATACGGTATATATCTCTCCTCCATCAGCTTTCTGTTCAATCTTCTCTCCCCATAACCCGTATTTATCCCTAGGCCATATGCCGTCTATGGCATCCACATAACCAACAGGGTACTCCCCGTCCAGACGCCGGTTCCGCCGCTCGTCCGCTGGGTACAGGGCGTTGGCCAACGGCTGCGTGATATGACCCAACCCCTTATCCTTGG